ATCGGCACTCCTTTACTACTTACAAATGGATGTTCTGCAAATGCCATGTAGATGTATGTGCCACCACTATTGTTTGTGTCTGAACTTGTTGTTCTTGTTTTAAATCCATTACTTACAAAATCTAAATTTGTTCCTGTGTCATCTGTTAATTCTTCATTAGCAATATTTGGTCGCAATATATTATCTACCACATTAAATTCATTACGAGCAGAATCAAATAAATACCAAGAGTTTCCACTAGTATCAGTTCTCTTTATTAATAACCAAGCAGGTTTAAACCCTGTATAAACAAATGCTCCATCTGCATTGCCATTACCTGTATATTTACCAAACTTTGAATAGCCTTGTATCGGTGCAAAACAATAAGCTACATAGGTTCCATCACTTGCGTTCCAAGCATCATCTGATGCCCCTAATGTAAATACAGTGGAACTAGGTGCAGTATCATTTAAAAATGCTGCATCTTCTTGAGCATTGTTTTGGTCTAAAATTAATCTTTTTGTCCCATCACTTGCAGTCTTATGGTGAAATACTCTCCAATTTTGTGACTTATTTCTAGCTTTTAAAAAAATAACTTCTGGTGCCACTCCTAGTCCATGTGCCACTGTATGTCCTGTTGTCCCTGTTCCAGAATAAGTCACAATACTAAATCCTGCGGTAGTATTAGCTTGATGGGTAGAGGTTGAAACTGTATCGTCTGAGCCTCCACTAGTTGTAGTACCACCATTAGCTTTCCACTGCCATGCTACAAAAGTATCTCCATTCCCATTCATGTTCCTTTGATTTGCAGGACCTACTGTAAAACCATTAGTATCAAAAGAAATAAGGTCTTTAGCAGTATCTGAAGTATTATATTCTGCATCATTTGATTCACTACCTAAACTTTTTGCTCTACCTCTTGAACTATCTACTAAGGCATGAGTAGAAGTTGAGTTTCTTCTTTTTACCCAAATCCAATCAGGTGCTATAGTAGCGTTACCTTGACTAGTTACTGCTAGGGTAGAACTATTACCACTATAAATAGCAGTCTGAAAATATTCTGAACCGTCATCTATTGTTGTGTAAGCCATTATCCAAACTCCGCTAATCTTTTAGTACATAGTGCATAATATCCTGATGGTGGTGCATATTCAAAGTTACCATACTTGCCGTCTGTGTTACCACTTGATATTGCATAATAGGGATTTCCAAAGTTTGCTGATAGTGTAACTCTATTTGCATTTCTACTATCCATACAATGAAAAAAGTATTCTTCATCACTTGATGTTACTAAAGCAGAACCTCCTGTTCCACTTGAACCAGAAGCAGGATTGCCAGAATTTATATATGTGCCATTTTTATGATAATAGATATACCCATTATCACAATCAACAGCTACACCTATTGTATCAGTTGTTGTAAACGTAACCCCAGAATCAGCAGATGAAGCACCTGTAAATACTAAACCTGTTGATAAATAAGAGTTTGTAAAACCTGCATCATATTGAGCATTTTGATGATTGTCTAAACCTCTTATTGTTCCAAATCCTGTTGAACTTCCTGTATCGCCTGTGCTATCTAGCTTAAATTCAGCATAAAATTTTCCTTGTGTAAAGCCAATTGTTGAAGCACCTATTAAATTGTGAGCGGCATTACCATCAGCTATTTTTAAATTACCCTCTGAAGTTGTAGGAAAATATAAAGATGAGCCACCAGATTTTGCACCTACCAATGGATTCCATGTAGCAAAGTTATTAGTACAAGTATCTTCTGTTACATCTGTAGCTGCAAGATTAGTTACTGCATAATGATTATCATTACCTGATGTATCTGCACCTATACCACTAGAGTTTTGACTTGTTCCTGTTTGTTTAAACTGCATAAAGAATCCATTTGTACCATGTGTTCCTGTGTATCTTTTAGGAATCCAAACTCCATTAACATCAAATCTTCCAAAATCTGTGGGTGCTTTTGCAGCACCATCTACTAAATGAACTTCTGTCATGTAACCATCTAAAAAAGAAGCAACGCTTCCACCAACAGAAGTAGCACCAATAGTATGAACTACTGTATTATTAAACTCACTATCATAATTTTGTGCAGGATAAGTTGTAGAACTATAAGTAACTTCAACACCATTCAAATATATTTCTACTCTATCAGCCGCAGTTCCCTGCGTAGAATCATATTTAACCACAACATGATACCAAGCAGACGGGTCTCTGTTACTGCCTACACCATTAACAACTGTAGTTGCACTTCCACTTTCAGTGCCTTCAAGTATTCTTATTCTGTCAGAAGAATCAAATTCAATAGAAGAAAATTTTACACCAGTTCCAGAGCCACAAGCTATTAATCTTTGGTTTCCACCAGTTACAGGCATACATTTTTTAACCCAAGTAGAAAATGTCCAAGTATTTCTATTACCTGCACCACTAGGAGTTTTTGTTAATCTAGGACTATCACCATCATTAAATCTAAGAGAGTTACTTATTTCATCATAACTTTCTATAATTTCACCCGCAGCACCCGGTAAGGTAACTCCCATGTTATACTACCTCTTTTGGAAACTCGCCTAGTGGTCTTGATGTAACTCCCTCACTGTCTGTGGTGTAAGTTAGTAAAGTTATTAGTGCGGCTACATCTGAACATCCGTCTATAGAAGTTTCCATAGCATTGACTTTTGTTCTTACTGCTGCTCTGTATGTGGCAACATTACTAGGCACAGAATAGCTACCAACATCTGCAGCTTTGATTACATACCAATCTGTCTTAGCTAGTAGTCCTGCAGCTTCTGCATTAAATTTATTTTTGTATTTTGTTTTAAGACCATAGTTAATTACTTGATTACCATCAGCATCTTTAATTTTATTACCTTCATCATCCACGGCATCTTCATCTGCAATTTTTTTAGCAGTCGCTGTTCCATAACTACCTGTTACTTTACCACTATCAAATGCATAAGTAATATTTGTATTAATATAAAACTCTTCATCTTTTCTATTGGTGCTATCTATTTCTACAGTATAGATACCGATAGCATTTCTTTCTGCTTCAGTCCATAAAGTGTAAATAGCTTGTGGATATTGATTATCTCCTATTGTAATTCCTTTATTGCCTTTGGGGAATTGTGTGATTGTTCCTGATTCTACTAATGCAAACATATTTACTCCTATGATAATGTTAGGTTAAGACTTCTACCTACCTCTATAAATTTTGAGCCGTTATACCTAAATACAAAATGGTCTCCTTTACTAGCTGTTCCAGTTAGCGTTGGTGCGGTATCTCCTACAAATTCATATGCAGCATTGAATGTAACTGTTCTTGAGCCTGTGCCATCTTGAATAATAGTAATAGCTATGAATTGTCCTGTTTGTGGATTAGAAGCTGCACCTAAAGTTCTGTTGCCCCCTAATGTTACTTTTGCTACAGGTTGTGTTGATGCGTTCCAAGATATTGTAGAGGCATCTGTTAAAGTCGCTTCTGGATTAAATGCACCTACATTAAAAGTTGTATTGGCAGTGGTAAACTTCATGACATCTGTTCCACCTGCTTTAAAATCTATTTGGTCATCTGTATCCGCATGAAAACTAGAATCACCATCGACATCCAGGATTAACTCTTCACCATTTAAATCTCTGTTCATCGGTCCACCCACTGCACCAGATATTTCTACAATAAAGATTGATGCTCCACTAGCAGGTGCTGTGGTAAATGTAATCTGTGTTCCACCTGTAGCTAGTGTAAAGTCTGTTCCGGGTTTTTGTACAACACCATCATGAGATACTAATAGCTGTGCAGGGGAACCTACCTGTGTTCCTAAACTAAATGTTGTGTTAGAACCATTATAAGTATTACCACTCGTGTCTAAGACACTAAAGGTTCCGTTTTTTATTGATTGTCCTATGTATGCCATACTTACTCCTTGGTGTATTTATCCTTTACTGCTTTTATAGCTTTTGCAAAGTCACCATTTGTAGTAACTGTACCTGCTACAATATCTTTATATAACAAATCAAATTGTTCTGCTAATTGAGGATATTCTGCTCTACGTTTAGATTTATAGCTGTCGTTTTCTAAATCCCATGCATCTTGCAATGCTTTTAATCCATTCGTACAATCTGCTTCTGTGGGCTTAGAGCCACCATCATGAACCACTAGGTTTGCATATATTTTATTTTTAAAATTAGACCAACCAAACCATTGTCCTGTCCTTACTGTTACTAAATAATCTTCTATATGATTTGGTCTACCAGTTGATAAATCCATTTTATGTGTCTCCTAATCTTACAAAAGTAAAGCTCATTATTGAGGCTGCACTATCTGCTAAAAGTTGATTACTGTCATTTGTTTGAAAAACAGAAAAACTAACTTTTGTATTAGTTGTATTTGTTACATCAATAATAGCTGAACAAGAACCATTACAATACATTCCATTTGTAAAATTATCCATAGGACCTATTTGTGTATTGGCCCGCGTTACATAATTTGAATTGTCAGTTGTAACACTTATTCTCATTTCTGCTCTACCTTGCCCTGCATTACCAAAACCAACTGCTTTAGCATCAACTAAATATATCCCTGTGCTAGGAAATGTAAATATTCCAGAACTTACAGACATAGCTGAACCAATATTTCCAAAGACAGAATCTGCTGCTGAAGCCCTAGATATATTACTTGAAACAGGGTCTGCATCTCCTGAAAAATTAGAAGTTACAATATAGTGGTCTGCTACTGTAATATGAGCAGTGGATTTAGCTGCTGTGACTGCATCATCTGCTATATCTCCAGTAGCTATTGTTGCGTCTGTAATTCCACCTGTGGGTATTGTTGTCTTACTCATCTATCCTCCTATGGTTTAGTAGGCCAAGTTGCACCTTCACACTTAGCTACTGTATCTTTTCCTGCAGGTAAATCTCTTAGTGCTTGACGATATGTTTTCATATCATCACTAAGAGTATTATCTGATAAAGCTAAATAATCTGTCTCTGCTAATAATCTGTTTCTTTTATTTCTTAATTCAGCCAAGGCTCTAGCAGGAGCTCCATCAGCCCATGCTTTCTCTTCAGCATCTCTGGCTGTTTCTTCGTCTGCTGTGAACTGTACTTTAGTTCCATTTATATTATGATATCTTGGCATTGTTTGTCTCCTCTCCTGTTATATCAAGTTTTCTAGTTAATTCCATACATTTCTATGGTTCCTGAGTCTATAGTCCCTGAGGACATTGTAAATTGTACTGCATCTACCGCACTAGTAGTATTTCCATATCCTGTTCCTGTACTATTATAAACTGCATAATCACCATTTGCTAAAGTAGCAGTTTGTATTAATATATGCTTAACAAAAGTGGTTGAACTTGGGTCAAATAAAAACATCTCACCACACATATTTGCATCATTAGCATTAGATATGTCATCACCTATAAATTGTGTTCCAGTGCCTTGTGCTAAGTCAGTTCCTGTTTCATATATAAGACCAGTGCCACTGTCACCCTCATTATGATAAGCCTTAAAACTAGTGGTAGTTTTTGCTACATTATAATTACTGCCACCATCAACAGATAAATTATATTGTAATCTAGTGGCATTATTAGACGGATGTATATTAATAAATTTAAACTTATAGATATTATAAGTGTTATCTATACTACTAGTAAAACTTAAACTACTACTACTAGATGCTGTCAATGTAGCTAATTTTTTTTCTGCATACTCTATTGTTGATACAGAGTTAGTTCCTGTAAAAGCATAATTAGCAGTCAAGTCCATTGATGCAGGTTGTATCTTACTTAATGCCATATAACGCTATCCTCCCTGAGTCTGCATTTGCAGATGTAAATTTAAATTGTACAGCATCTATAGCTGCAGTAACATTACAATATCCTGCTACAAAAGAATTTATACTATAATCACCCCCAAAATAAGTTTGATTATTAGCAATAAAGTGTTTAATAAAAGTTGTAGAACTAGGGTTGAATAAATACATTTCACCACTACAGCTTTCGTCATTGCCACTTCCTACATAACCACTAGATGTTAAAATTTGAAATCCTGTTCCTTGTGCAATATCGTCTGAGGTATTATAAGCTAAAGTAGTATCACTACCCGCCTCATTATGATAAGCATGAAATACTGTTGATGTTTTAGTAGCATCATAATTAGTGCTTCCATCTCTAAACCCCACTGTCCATTGTGAAGCACTAGCACCTTCAGAAGCAGGATGCATATTTATCCATTTAAATAAATATGTTTTATAAGTTCCGTCTAATACAACACTGCTAGAACCATTAACAAAACTAATAGTAGAATCTGAACTTGCATCAATATTCTTAATTAAAAATAATTTTTGTGTAGAAACCCCTGCACCTGTCACTGTGCCTGTTAGAGCATAATTGTCTGTTAGGTCAAAAGAGTTTGCTGCTAATTTACTAAGTGCCACTATACTACTCCAAATAAATCTATTGTTCCGCCTTGTATTTCACCAGAGGCAAACTTAAATTGAACTCCATCTATGGCTGTGGTTGTATTACAATACCCTGCTACATAATGGTTATTTATGTAATCTCCTCCTGTAACAGAACTTCCCACTGCAACAAAATGTTTTACAAAAGTTGTGCTTGAGGGATTATACAACCTCATTATACCTGATGCACATTGGTCATTATCATTACCTATAAATCTTAGGATAGTTTGAAAACCTGTGCCTTGTGCTATATCTAAACTTGATTGATATCCTAAACTAGTAGAACTATCTGCTTCATCATGTATAGTTTCAAAATAAGTTGTAGTTTTAACAGCATCATAATCACTTCCACCGTCTCTAAATCCTACTTGTAAATCTTGTTCATCTGTTTGTGGGTGTATATTATTAAACACAAACATATATTCTTTATATGTAGAATTTATACCACTAGTAAAACTTGCAGTAGCATCAGAACCATCAGAAGTAAATGTGCTAA